AGACATTCGCACCCAGACCGGGGACGGCGCCCAGAAGATCCGCGACGTTAACAGCGCCCTGGGCGACCTCGGCGACAAGTCCGCAAAGTCGGAATCCGCCCTTAGCTCCCTGGCCGGTCAATTCGCCCTTGGCGCATTAGCCGCCAAAGCCTTTGAGAACGTCGGGCGAAAGGTCGTTGACTTCCTCAAGGACTCCATTACGTCCGCGATGGAAGCGGAGAAAGCGAATAAGGCGCTTGAATCCGCCATCGTTATCTCCGGGCGCAGCGCCTCCGAGTCGGCCGAATATTACCAGGACATGGCCTCGGCGCTCCAAAAAGAGACCATTTATAACGACGAGGCAATCAAGGGCGCTCAGGCCCTTTTCCTCACCCTGACGAATCTTAACCGGGACGGGATCGACAGGGCGACCAAGGGAGCCATTGGCCTGGCCTCCGTCCTCGGCATCGACCTTCAAAGCGCGGCTATGATGGTAGCCAAGGCGATGGAGGGGAACTATCAGGCCCTTGGCCGATACGGGATCAAGATTTCCGAAGTCGGCACGGCCGAGGAAAAACAGGCCGAACTACTCGAAAAGTTGAACGGCTTTTATCAAAAGGCCCAAGGCGAAACCGAGACGGCCGCCGGCCGCATGGCTCAATTCGAGAACAGCCTTGATGATGTCAAGAAAGCTCTCGGCGGAGTCGCCCTGCAAATCCTGGCCCTTCCCCTTGCCGCCCTTACCGCGGCTATCGGTTTGATAAACGATTTAATCAACGCGGCGGATTACGCTGAAAAGGCTACGGCTAGACTCGCGGGAAAACAAAGAGACCTTAGCCTAAAAATCTATGACGCCTATATGCGGACGGGGATGGAGATAGGCGCCATTGATGAACTGGCCAAGAAATATAAATCCTGGGATTGGGCGGCCGAGGAGCAAATAACCAAATACGTGCGGATGGGTTATTCCCGAAAAGCCGCCATTGAGATGATTAAGGATGAAGGCATGGCGATGGACTTCAACGTCGCTGCCTGGACCAGGGACATTGAGAGCGGAAAATACGGGGCTGAAGTAAAAGAGAAATTCGCGCTGGCCTCAAAAGCCAACGCCCAAATCCTTGATAAGGAAGCGGCGGCCCTGCACAAGGTCGCCGATAATGCCGCCACCGGAAGCAAGGAAATAGCGGGCTGGGCCGCCCGGGTCCATACCGCCACGGGATCAGCCGGGGCCAGCGCCACGGCTATGGCGACCGTGTTCGGCACCGCTGCGGCAGATGCGGGAGCCGGGGTGCAGGCCCTGGCGACAAAAATATTAACCATCCATGTGGCGACCAAGACGGCGGCTGAGAAATCGGCCGAGGAACTTCAGCTCCTCATTCAGCAGTTTGAGATGGTCCAGCAGGGGGTCACTCAATTATTCGGGGCTCTCGGCGCTTTGTCCGATGCCAACCGGGACAGGAATATCCAGAACCTTGACGCCGAATACGCGAAGCGGAAAGAGACCATTGAGAAATCGAACCTGAGCGAGGAAGAAAAGAATAAAAAGCTCGAAGCCCTGGACAAGGAATTCCAGGCCAAAAAGAGCGCGATCAACAGGGACGCCGCGCAGAAGAAAAAGAACGCCGACATCGTTGAGGCCATTATGAATATCGCCGTGGGTGTCACCAAGGCCTTCGCCCAGGGCGGCATTCTCGGCTTCATCACGGCGGCATTGGTTGCCGCGGCGGGCGCCATCCAGATCGCCACTATCAAGGCCCAGCCGCTTCCCCTGGCTAAGGGCGGCGTGTTGAGCAAGCCCACGTTCTCGGCCGATGGGAAATACGAAGCGGGGGAAGCCGGGGCCGAACTTGTCGCCCCTATCAGCAGAAAGGCGCAGAGGCGCATTGAGCAGGCGGCCACGGGTGACAGCGCGGGCCGACCCATTTTCATCACGAACGAGATCGTCCTTGACGGGAAGAAGCTGGGACAAGCCGTCGTCAACATCATTCAGGACGCAAGCGAAACGGGGCGCCTCCGCATCCGTAGCCGGGCGGTGAATTAATGGCCAACACGCGGATCATCTATCGCAACCTATGGCGGACGGGTACGCTTCTCGCCGTCTCCTCCGAAGATCCCCAGTTCCCCAAGGAATATACGCAGAGCGACGATACGACGCTAGCCTGGCACTCGCGGAACGGGACGGGAAGCGGGAACGGGCTATTCGTCATCACCACGGCGAACCACCACCTCGACTATGACATCGGGGCCGCGGAGCTGAACGCCATCATCACCGCGGGAAGCTATAACGGGACGACCCTGGCGGCCGAGATTCAGACGCAGCTGAATGCGACCGGGGGAACCTTCACCGTCACCTATTCCTTGACCACGGGGAAATTCACCATCGCGCGCGCGGCCGGGAACTTCACCCTTCGCTGGCAGTCTGGGGCGAACACGGCGGCGACGATCGGGACGGCTATCGGATTCATCATCACCGCGGACGATACCGGGGCGGCCACCTACACCTCGGATTATGCTCGCTTCCACTATCCGGCGGAGTATATCGACATCGACTTGGCGGCGGCGACGGTCTACGATTATGTCGCCCTCCTCGGTCATAACCTTTCCGCAACGGCCGTGGCGACGATCTACGGGGCCGACGATTCGGCGTTCACTACGAACGTAGTCTCCGATGTCATAACCTACGCCGCCAATAATATGCGGTTCTACCTCGCGGCCGCCCGCACGAAGCGATACGTCCGCATTCACATCGCCGACCCCACCAATGCCTCCGGGTACGTCAAGATCGGAAATGTCGTCGTCGGCAAGTACTACGACCTGGCGAAAGCTCCGGCGGCCGAGGGATACGAGGACGGGTACGACGACTTCACCGAGATTGAATTCTCCGCCTCCCGAAATCTCCATATCGTCCAGGATGCCCCTATCTTAAAAAGTAGGGCGTTGTCATACATCGGCTTAACCGATACGACCAAGGGATACATCATGGATCTGCTCTCCCATTGCGGGATTCATCGGGCCTTTGATATTTGCTTCGACTACTCTTACCCGAACACATATACGTGGTGGGTTAACTTGGCCGAGGCCGTTCGTCCGCAGTACCTTCATCCCGATTACTGGAACTGGCCGATCGAAATTAAGGAACACGTTTAATGGCCGTCACTCCAGTTGTCGTTAATGCTCCTGCCTATTCATATAATTGGGTTAATTTTGGGTGGAACTGGTCCGGAGATGACGACGACTATTGCGATTCTGTTCGTGTATATAGAAATGGTGTTTTAGTAAGTGAGACAGGAGGCGTTTTAAGAATATATAATGATTATTCGGTTTTGGACGGAACGGGCTATTCATATATTGTAACGTGGCATCATGTCACAGATGGTTGGTCCGGAGATTCAAATACCGTAAGTGTAACCACGCCGATGTATGCCCCCTCGGGCTTTGGTGGATCGGCAGCCCCGACATCCTGTTCTCTTTCATGGACTAATAATTCCGCAAGCCAAACAGGGATTGAAATTTATCGGGATGGAGTCCTGATAACAACCACCGGGGCGGCGGCGACAAGTTATGACGATACGGGCCTGACTCCGGCCGTGACGTATTCCTACGAAATACGCGCCGTTAATGGAACGACGGCAAGCGCGACGGTTGGGCCGCTGGAGCTTTTCACCGCGGACCCTCCGAACGCCCCGTCCCTGCTCACCATGACGCCGCTTTCGACGACGAAGATCAGGTTGAACTGGCAGGACAATTCATCGAACGAAACGGGGTTTAAAGTCTATGGCAAGGCCAGCGGGGGAGTTTATGCCCTGGTCGCCACTCTTGGGGCGGGTGTTCAAACTTACGAATGGACGGGCCTGACCTCGAACACCGTTTACTATGCCAAAGTCCTAGCCTACAACACTTCTGGCAATTCCGCCTATTCCAATGAAGTCTACGCCTCGACCTTCGCGGCCATCGCCACGCCGACGGGCTTGACGGTGACGGCATTCGGGGACCAAACCTTGGAGATTCTTTTCCAGGACAACTCCGAGCTCGAAGACGATCACCGGCTTGAACGATCCGATGACGGGTCCACGGGCTGGGCCGAGATTGTAACGCTTCCCCCCAACTGTAATTTCTACCGGGACACGACTCTCGGCGACGGAGCGCAAAAGTGGTACAGGGTCCGCGCCAAGCAGGGCGCGTCCTACTCCGATTATTCTACCATCGTTGACGGGACGACAATCTCCCCGCCGGCCGCGCCTACCGCCTTAGCCGTCTCCGAATATCAGGATGTCTGGGCTAGGCTGACTTGGACGAAGACGACGGGCGAGGCCGGGTACGAGATTTGGGAATCGACGGATAACGGGGCCAACTATACCCAGGTGGCAACGGTCAAGGCGGGCGTCGAATACTACAAGCGCCGCGGACTCACCGCCTCGACTCACTACCATTGGAAAATCTTGGCCTACAATGCCGCCGGCGACTCCGCCTATACGTCTGATGTTTCGGAGACGACCAGGGCCAGCTATTCGCCGTCCAAGTTTGAATTGCTCTGCTACACTCCCGAGCCGAATATTTACTATCTCATCGAAATCAATCCCTTTATGGAACTCTCGGGATGGTCCCTAACTGCAACAAAAACGTATACTTACGAGTATGCCATAACGGACTCGGGAATCAACATCGACGCAGTTTATGAGAACGGCGTCGCCTATACCGTCAAGGTTTCTATTGCCGAAGTGGAAGCGACGGCCTCGACTTTCTACTGCGATTACTACAACCGCAAAGTTTATATCCATACATCGACCGGCGGGAGTCCGATCGACTTCACCATCATGGGCTCGTTCTGGCTCTACTTCACAACGGACCAGCGCGGATTGACGGAATTCAATCAGCACAACTACCATCCCCTCGTCCCGCCCGATGGAGTGCCGGATGTCTCGGCCGAGATCAAACCCTATTGGGAGGGCTCGTTCTCCCTCAACGTCGGCACCGTCCAGCTCATCAACGCCAAGCGAGAGGACGGCTCGTTTTGGTTCGACAAGATTTTCCAACGCTACACTTGGCAAAATAGGAAGGTCAAGATACTCGCCGGCGGGGAAGGATTCGCCTATACCGATTTTTACAACTGGGCGGCCGGCCATATCACCGACGACTTCAGCCTGGCCGATACGCGATTCACCCTCCCCTTGCGCGACATACGAAGCTCGCTGGGCGAGATGAATTTACACACTACCTATTTGGCTTCGGACTTCCCCTTGGCTACGGACATTGAAGGCAAGATCCGCCCCTTCGTCTATGGAGCCGTTTCCAACTTCGTCCCCGTCTGCATCGACGCGACGAATCGCATCTTCGAGCTTCACAACGGCCGCATCAAGAGCGTCGCCTATGTTTACCTGAACGGCGTCGCCCTGACCGGGGGGACAGATTACTACATCAACTATCAGCAGGGCCGCATCATCCTCTCGCGCACGCTCACCTACGAAAGCAAGGACAAGGTAACGGCCGACTTCACCGGCCAGCCCGACGAGGCCGATGCCGCCATTTCCAATGCCGCGCTGATATGGCTCGACGGGGCGCAGAGATTCGGCGGCCTTGCCCTGGCCGATATCAACCTGGACACCGTTTACGAAACGGCCGAGGGAAAGACGGCGGCCTGTGCCATCCCCATTTTCAAGGAGACGGATTTCTCGACCTTCACGCGGCGCCTCGAAGCCTCCGTTCTGGCCTTCTCATTTCAGGACAACCAGGGCCGCGTCGGATTCAAGATATCCCCGACGACGGCGCCGACATCCATCCTCTACGTTCCCGAGCAGTTCCTGGAGGACGATTTCCAAATGACCGGGGGCAAGGACTCCCGCTATAAACACGTCGATGTCGGATACAGCGAAGACCCCGGCAAGGACAATTCATTCTCATGGGTCACTTCCCAAATCAACACGTTCGACTACAAGTACGGGGTCAAGGGGACCAAGCAGTTTGAGACCTGCCTAACGTCATCGGCGGATGCGACGACGTTGAAGGCGTCGATCATCGCTCTGCTGGACCGCCCCGAAGTCCTGTTCTCCCTCAAGCGCCGACTCTACCCGGGCGAGATAGGCGATTTATTCTATCTCACCCGTACCCGCTATTTCGATTCGACGGGGACGGCCTCGAAGAAGTTGATGCGGCTGACGATGTTGGCGAAGTCCACGGGGGGCAAGGTGTCGATCAAGGCCGAGGAGGTTTAACGTGCCCGGTGAGAAAGCTCTGGATACCGACCTCAACTCCCATATCACCAAAGATCCGCGGGCCGTCCATGGCATTTTCGACCTCATGCGGCCCTACATCCCCAAGTACGTCCCCCTCGACGCGCCGCAGGAAATCACGATCACGGCCGACAACACATGGCGGGACGTGGACCTTTCCTCGTACGTTGCCAGCACCGTAACGATGGTCCACCTCCAACTTCAAAGCGTTTCCAATGGGGGGTCAGGTCGATGGCTCAAGGGGTGGTTCCGCGCCAACGGGAACGCCAGCGCGACCGGTCAATCAAGAGTCTCGATTGCCCTTGATGCAGACCCGCACGGATTGTCGGACTATGCTACGCAGGCATGGTGCCCGATGGTCGATCAGACCCTTGAATACAACATCTATAAGGACGCCGGGACGAATAAGCTCTATCTGCTCGGGTATTGGAAGACAGGGATTTAAAGGAGAGACCATGAACCCCAAAATATTCTTTGAACGAAATCGCCAGCTGTGCGGTCTCGGCATCGGCCTCATCATCCTGGCCCTGGCCGCGCTTCTGCTTCTGACCGGCTGCCCCCCGAAGCCTCCGAATCCCCCCGTCATGGTGACGGTCAAGGTCTGCGCCGAGACATCCCTGCTCCCCAACGAATATTGCCCCGTGGTCATCGAGAAGCAGTACAAGAAGGGGACGGAGCCGACGACCGCCTGTGCTGTCCATAGGGCGCCCATCGCCCTAGCCTTCGAGCCCGGCGTTGATATCCTAGACTTGCTCGTCGCCGAGGGCGACTGGCGGGCCGGCCTGAAGGCGCTCAAGGACGCCGGGGCGCAACGGGTCCGCTTCATCGCCGACTGCCAATGGAAATGGACCGGAACCCGGCCCTACGAATACGCCGCCTACGACGAAGCGACCGCCGAGAGGATTCGCTATAAAGACCCCCGCGATCCCAAGCGCATCGAGAACGACGGCGGGACGATGGTCCTGGTCCGGGAGAGCGGCCTGCGCTTCCCCCTGTTCGATTACACGCTCCCGAGGGCGGAGTACTGGACTCACCTCCGCGAAGTCCTGGACTACTGCGCCGAAATCAAATTGGGCGTCTACGTGGACATCCTGGATTACTGTACGTTGAAGCAGGCGGGAGACCCCAAGTATTTCAGCCCGTGGATCTGTGCGGTCCAGCGGATGCTCCCCGGAGTTCAGAACGGGACGTGGGGCGAGCAGATGAAGCCGTGGATTGCAGCCTTCTATCAGGCCGTGATTATTCAAGCCCAACAGAGCGGAGTCGATTACATCGTTTCCGACATGAACGAGGGCGACGCCCGGGGCCAGAGTGACGAATTCATGCTGGCTTGGTTCCAATGGTCCAA